CCCGATTAATCGGGTGTCTTTTTTATTATGTGTTAGGCAGCTTCGAAGTGCTGAACTATGAACGCGTAGATTGCGCTCGCGCTCGCGACGATAGTGAGAAACTGTGACCATAGATTATGTTGCTGAAGATACCAACCACCAAACGCCAGGACGAATGAGAAAACAGCTACGAAAGCGAGAGTTCCCGTTTTCGTTGTATTCGTCAGATTCTTTATAAACTGCACGAGCCCCACCACGATAGCCCCGAGAAGTGCTGATTCAACCATGATTAAGAATTAAGTTTAGTAATTTCGGCATTCATTACATCCCGTGTCTTCGGGCCGAAGTTCGTGCCTTGACCATCCGGATCCGGTATACCGTGATCCGTCTGGAAAAGACCGAGCGCGACTCGAGTAACCGGACCGAATGCACCGAAGGTTCCGGGTTTCATATACGGTTTCCCGGAGACTGGAGAGATGAGCATCTGAAGTGCTGTTTGCATGAGCTTTACTTCAGGACCGATCGGCATACCGAATCTAAGTTGTTTCGAGAATACGTGATTCAATCGAACAGGAGTGTTTATTGGCATAATCAAAGACCGTATCACTCCGCGCATAGCCCAGGTAAGGTGATAATCACCACTAAGATGCTTTCCGAACGGATCATACGTGTCGAAAATGTCTCTCTGACCTGATTCCTCGATGAACGAAAGCTGAGTTGCATGATTTGCGCCGTCTCCGCATCCAAGAATCACCTTATCTGTATTCCACGGCCAGCAAACTGCGGTCGCTATTTGGATTGGAGCTATTTTAAGTGCCTCCCGGAACTGATCATCGGTAAGAGGACGTGCCTGGAACGCGAGCCATTCATAATCAACGGGAAAAAGTGTCGCGAAGAGTTTACCTTTTGCAATTACATTTGCTGGGATCTCGGACATATACGTCTCCCAATAATTTGCCGGATCTGCTTTCATCGCATCGATTGGCATCGACCAATCTTTCTCCGAAACGAGCCCGTTATTATGAATCGATTGCCATATAGATTCAAGGGAGTTACCTTGCTTCGAAGTATTCGACATCTTCGCCGTGAACCGATCAGAGAAGTTTACATTTCCATTTTCATCGAAGTATCCATTTGACCTGAGCCACTGAATAGCATCGTTCGGAAACTTCTCATTCTTAATCATAAAGTTTAAGAATGTCTCGAGGTTATTGTTCGCGCTGAACGAGACGCAGGAAACAGTATCCTTGTAATACGAGACTCCATTTTTGTCGGTCCAAATGAGTGCTTGCCACTCACCTCTTGGTTCGTATGCGCGCCAGTCGGCTGAAGGATTCACTACTACCGCCTGAGCCCCTGTCTCAACTCCCACGACCCACGCTATCGGCGTAGGATCTTTAACGATGAGCCCTGAGTTTTGATTCTGATCCATATGTTTTTATTTATTTAGTAAGGCTATCTCTAATAGGCTTTGTAATAATACCTGTTGGTACACCACCAAGTTTACCAGCAGCATCTATGAATCTGGTAAGCCCTGCACCAACATCTTCTGGCGCGACGTGTTTCTTCTGAAACTTTCCTATTCCTGCCAGCACATCATTCATAAATGCCTCAACAGGAGATGCTTGGTAAGAGAATTTATTTCCACTTACCCATCCAAATATCTGTTGAACAATACCGCCAACGATAAGTGGTGTCGTGAATGGGCCGGTAAGAAGCTGTCCAGCAAGAGAGGGTCTATATTTAGGATCTATGAACATATCTGCTACAAGATTATAAATCATTGGAACCACAATAAGAACCCAAAACAACATCTTTGATGCCTCTGTCGCCGACATCCTACCAGAGCGATAGTTACGGATGACGCTAGTTATTATTCGTAAATATTTTGATGGTTGATTAGCGAACATGGTAAATAATTTCATGAGTGATCCTCCACGCTGCAACGGTGACAGCGTGTGCAGTTGTGAGGATTCCTGCACTCTATTGGTGAGTTCTTCTGCATACTGAATAGCATCATGAACAGCTCTTTCATCCATCGGTTTATCGAACTCAAATGTATGCCCAGTGATTCTACGATACTCAGACAAGAAAGCTGCTGTTGATCCGGTCATTACGGTTATTGCATCAGAGGCACGGATTCCCAAGAACATAAGGTCATCTACCTTCGAACTCTTAAGAATGTTTTTTGTCTTTGATTGCTGTAACTCAAATTTCATATCACGTTCGAATCCTTGAGCAAATCGCTCTTTTAGTGAAGGAGAATGTTCGAATATAAAGTTACCCCATTTCATAGGATTCGAACCGAAAGTAGCGATCCCTACAAAGAAATCCTTAACAGGCAATTCTATCCCGTAGTTCGTTATGCCAGTCAACTGTTTTATCGCGACAGTAGGGTTTATGCCAAGCATTGCTTTGGTGGTATTCGCACGAAGAATATCAACACCATTCACAATCTTCTCGCGTGCAACCCCAGCACGCGCAATATCGTTTATTGCCGAATCGACAGCATCGAGAAAATGCTGTCCATAAAGTCCTCGAATTGTCTTTCGAATTTTCTTATCACTAAAGATACTTCGTATCTCATATATTGATTTGTGGAACGCTTTGTAGTGCTCCATTTTTGCGATATGTCGGTTCATGGCAAGGAAGAAATCTGTCGGTTTAAGTTCGAGTTTGCTATTTACTCGTTGCTTAAGAGAGCCATTTTTAACGGAAGCATATTTTGCTCCCTCTTGAGCAAGAAGCACGTTTTCAGGAATAGTTAGTTGAACATCACGCACAATCGGCGTGTAGTTTGCGTCGAACGGCATATCATATCCAAAGTCAAAGACAAAAGCCTCATTTACTCCTGGATAATAATCGCGATAGAGTTGCAAACCATTGTCTGTAGCAACCTGTTTATCTTCTGCCGTTAATAGATTTTCAACAGCTTTCATTATTTCAGGAGTCCATGCCATTCCGCCAGGATTAGTGAATGTCTCCATTAACTCTGGTACCTGTATTTTTGCATAGTAGTCGATGGCTTCACTACGAGTGAATTCAATTCTTACTGTATCTCCATTAGCATTTTTGAACTCCCCAAGATCATGTACCTTCTTAAGTTCAGCAATCAATTTAAGTTGGTCTTTCTCTTTTGTAATCCCATAAACATCTTCAATTATTTTAGGTATACGTTTTGCCCACTCCATTGTGCCGGTGAATTCCGCCCCTACTCCATCTGATATTCGTTTCATAACATACTGATACAAGAAACTTCGATGGTGTTTTGTCGATAAATCCTTTGATGACATCACGTCAAGAAGTTCCCCAAGGTCACTGTTGTCAGTAGTCAAGAAATCTTGGGCGATCTTTAATGATGAGCGTATTTTTTCACGACGATAAGTCTCATTACCTTTGACGAAATCTTGCCCAATCATATCAGCGTGTATTTTCTCTTTGGCGCGATCGATTTCAGTATTGAGATTGAACCGCTGTAATTCCTTAAGCATTTTCCCATTTTCCTTAAGACTTTGAATATCAGATAAAACTGAAGCAAGCTCCTCTACGGATTGCTCCTTCAGTCCAGCTGATTTTAGAACTCCAATTTCATGTAGCATTTCTATTGATAAAGTAGGATCATCCGGATGAGCCGTTACCCAATCTGAAACCTTATTCGAGATCTGCATCTGAGCCTCAGCATAACTCATCTTTTGAACAGCTCGCATCTCGTTCAGAGTCTTCTGTTGCTCATACGCAAATTTTACATTTGGCAGTCCATCACGTTTACCGATTATAGTTCCCTTCAATTCTTCAGTAATTTTTTGTACTAGCACTTGTCTTTCAACTGCCTTCGAAGCTACACGCATTTGATCTACAATATCGAGAAAATTCTTCATTGTAGAAAGTTTATTTATTCGTCTCAGGAAATCTGCACGGTTCTTTTTCGGAAGGAGTTGCGCGTAATCGATTGCAGCTGATTTCATTTCAGCTATGGTTGCTTCTCGAGCACGTATTTTCTCAATGGTAGTCTGGAAACGACCGGTGAGTTCAGTCTTCGTTTGTTCGACCCCGACTTTCTTCCCTTCAGTAAATCCGATACGAGATCCTTTCGACAGCGCTTTCGCTTTTTCTCGGACCAGAGCTCTCTCGGTTGTAGTGATCTTCTTCTGTTCAGGAATACCCATCGCGCGACGCTCAAACTGGTTTGGGTTTTTTACTGAAGGCTTATTCCCAAGCATTTGTTTCTCAAGTTCAGCACGATGATCTTTCACATACTGGTTCGCTGTGTCCTCTATTTTCTGAATCATCACCTCTTTCTTTTGTAATGCCTTAATCAATTCTCCATCGTTGCCATCGCGTTTTGCCTGATTAATTTCTCTTGTTATAAGAGTAACCTGTTCAGCATCAGCAGGGCTGAGCGGAGTATTCTCATGTCCCATTTCATGCAGAACAACATCATGTGCGTACCTTGCTCCAAGTTGTGGAAATGTCTCTCCGCCTTTCATTTTGTATACCGTGGTATGCACACTATTTAGACTATTTGGATGTGCTGTAATTGTCTCACCACTTGCGAGCATCTGGAGATCTTCTTTAAGGGTAGGCAAGAATATCTCTATCTTTCCAGTTTGAGGATTGAACTGAGCCGGTCGTCCATCTGAATGCTTGAACTCGTTGACCTGAATATTCTCAGGAAGACCGAAGTTATCAATCGTTCCGTTTCCGAGTTCCTTATTAATACTCTGTATCAGGTTACGTCCAAAAGCATTTGCCTCAAACGGTGTAAAATTTTGAACACGATCAAGAAGGCTCGGTGTGATCGGAGACGATAGCACCTCTTTTACTACTGGAGGTGTCACAACTTGTGATTCAGATACCGTTTGAACCGGTTTATTTGCCTCCGTGGGTAGAGTTGTCGGGGAAATAGGTGCAGTAGTCGTGTCTCCTGAAAGGAGTCTCGAAGCGCGCCCTTCAGCTCCTATTCCCGGTTTCGATGGAGCAGAGAATGTCTCACTCATCGGTTTCAAACCGATTGCCGTTTTTAATTTCGCAAACCACGGTTTATCCGCGATCGTTGTATACACGGTAGACGGAATATCAATTGTGATTCCATTGCGAACAGCGTCACCGTATTGTTTTGTTGTGAGTCCTAGTTGCTTTATAAGATCTAGCTCTTCAGCAGAAATCTTATCTCCAGTTTGGAAAATAGATTTCACTTTTGTTGGATCAATAAACATACTTTGACCCGGACCCTCAGTAACTGTCTTATTTGTGACGAGTCTTTCCGCGATTGCTTTTGACTGCTCCGCAATCCGTACCGGGTCTATTTTCCCTTTTTCTCCACCTGCCATAAATAGAGTCGCTAATCGATTGAAATCTTCACCTGCGTTCGGGTGCTCCATCGCAAATTTCTGAAAGGCTTTTATATCGGTGATTCCACTCTTGTCAGCAATCACTTGCCCTGCGTTATCCATAAGTGGCTGACCACCAGTAGCTTCGATTGCGGCTCCGATAGCAGAAGATACTGGTGCAAAAATTGCGATCGCGGCATCACCCGCAACACGTCCACCCGTTTTTATTGCTCCCTTGAAGAATGCTTGCGCCTGTTCATCGATAGTACCTCCTGATTGCATATCCTTCGCTCCAGCCGCAACATCTTCCATGATCTTGTTCGGAGTACCTTTATACGTCTCCCACATTCCTTTCAATGTGTTCACTGGAATATCAATAATACGACGACCGATTTCTGAAAAAGTATTCTTTAAGAGATCTTTGTTCGGATCTGCCGGAACAAAAGTTGCGGGAGCAACAGCAACCGGTGGAACGACCTGACCCGCAGGAGTTCCGTACTTCGCAAGAGCAGCACTTCTCGGGTCCGTCGCCGGAGTTGTAGTGGGAGAAGGAGCAACCGGTACCGTGGTCGAATACTTTGCAACTGCGGCCGCGCGTACCGAATTAAGTCCTCCAGAAGCATCAGGAGTACTTTGAGAAGGAAGAGTTGTCACTCCACCGTATTTTGCTGTTGCCGCATCTCGGAGAGGGTTCGTGCTCATAGTATTATTTATAATTTCGAGCTGCCGGCCTATTATCCCACCAAGAATTTGCTTTATCCCACCAACTTGGACCTGCTACTGGAGCATCAGCTACGATCTGAGGGGCCGAAACACCAGTTGTATCGTTTTTCACCAACTCCGAATGGAATCCAGCTTTAATTGTCCCATCTGGATTAAAGTACTGCCCATACAGCATATCCTGTGGAGATGTCTGCCCCGCCGTTTGCTGACCGTATACTGACTGAATCCAACTCGTTGAAAGTGTATTTCCGAACGCATTTATTGCTTCAGCAAATGGCATTCCATTCGCCTTAAGAGTAAGGAGTTGAGATTTGTCAGCAGCAGGACCATCTTTATCGGTAGTCTGGTCAGTTTTTGCCTGAGCTTCTGACGCAAGGTACGGCAACATCTTCCTGAGAGCTGTCTCTTTCGTGTCGAGGAATGTGACTCCGGCCTTCTGGAACGCAACCGGATGCGTAGTCATGAGATCAGTGACGGCAGTTTTGCTATCCTCAATTGTCTTCGCCTGATCAGTGAGAGCTTTTATACGATCATCAACGAGACTCTTCTCATCGGCAGTCAAGGTGACAAGGTTTTTAGTATGAAGGTCGAGAAGAGTAGTGAGTGCGTCGTTTTGAGTTTTGTTATCTGTATTGATTGCTGAAATCGTTGCATCAGCATACGTCTTCGCAAGATCGATGTTGCCCTGAAGAACCTGTGCGGTTGCCTGAAGAGCACCGATAGTCGCGAGTCCTTGCTTCTGAAGTGAAGCCGATCGCCCAAGAATAAGTTGCTCGCGAATCGGTCGATCCTGTTCATAGATAAGACCCATGTTCAATGCTTCTTGAGCACTTACAATCTGAGTCTTAATTGCGGTGAGAGAAGCAATAGTCTCATCAACTCCAAACTTTGTATTAACCGCCTTGAGTGCATCTTGAGCTGCAGTAGATCCAAGATTCGCTGAAATACCTTTCGCTGCGGCATCGGAAGCAGCTTGTTCATTCTTAATCTTCTCATCAATCGCGGCCTGGCGAGTCGCTTGAAGAGTATCGATTGCCTTTCCTGTTGCATCAAGAGTAGTACCCGCAACCTTCGTAGTCATATCAGAAAGCGATGGAGCGAGCGTCGTCTTCGATTCGGCAAGAGTTGCAGCATCCGGAAGATTCCCGGCTCGAGTGAGATCCGAGGTAGAGATAGGACCTGAGCTTATTGAAGGAGGAATCGGAGAAGAGTAATTGGCAGGATTCGTCTGTTGTCCCGGTAGAGGATTTGCCCCCGGTGCAGCGACAGTTACTGGAACAGGAGGTGTAACAGCGGTATCAAGAATACCTCCAAGACTTTTTGCTGTAGCTGCAAATGTTGAAGGATCTCCATATACAGTCTGGATTGATCCATCGGGCATTTTTATCTTTGCGTTTTGTGTTGCCATATGTGTTTATATATACTCTACCTCAACTTCTAGTAATAATCCGGCGACTGCCGTCGGAGTTCCGGATAACTTTAATCCGAGACGATCTCCTACTCCGAGCGATCGCTTGGTACGATCAGCCAGGAGAGTTCCTTTTTGAACAGTATTTATCGTTGCTTTCAGGCTAAAATCTGCTGAAAGCATAACTACCCCCGACCCTGGTGCTGTGGTCCCAGTCAACTTTTCAAGATTCAATCCAACTGCTGCGCCATCGGAACCAATAGTCGAATGCACTTCCCATACACGTCTCACAAAACATGGTTCCATTGCGATGAATACAGCACCGTAATTTCCTGCTGTCGCAGGAGACGTGCCCGGCAGTTTAAAACAAAATACTTCACGACGCTCAAGAAGATTCCATGCTCGGAATTTATTCGAATCAGTATCATCATGATTATGCGGAGGGACCAAGAATATATCTTGTTTCAAACCTGATGGTGTGTCAGTCGCAGGAGCAGAATCTGTAGTCACTTCAACCTTCTTAGATGCTTTGAAATTTTTATCAACGGCAATCACAACACCACCTGCGAGTGTTTCTTCTGTTGATGGAGGAATAGGACTATTCATACTTATTTGTTGAGCATATCCTCAGATGGTTCATACAAGAAATCGATCCACTCGATATATGGATTCGATTGAATTTGCACATGAGGCAGAACTCTTCGTGTTGCTTGCTGACTGAAGAAATCAAAACGCCAACGCATTTCCTGAAGCATCGAAGCAGTTGATCCGGCAAGAAACTGGTTGTTCACATTGCCTTGATCATCTGTGTATCCAATTTCAATTGTTTGAGAAGAAGTTAACTGATTTTTCAACTGAATTACTGCGCCACGTATTTTTACTGGAGTCGTAAAGATCCTTGGATTAAAAATAATTATATTATTAGTAGAACCACTTGACTGTATCGTGTTTACATCTGAAACATAATAATTTGAACCATTTGTTGCTCCGGTTGTCATGATCGAGAGCGCTTCAAAATAGGGTGATACAATTCCGACAATATCGGAGGACACTGTACTGAAGTATCGATGAAATGAGTAGCGACCCGTAAGATACGGAGATCCGTATCGAATGATAGTAGTCCCATCAGCAAACCACATCGAATCTGAGGTTGTGGCAATCTCACATTTGTAAATCTGGCCAGATACGGGATAGAGGTTTTTAACAATCGTACCGGTGAAATATCCCATATAGTTTCGAGTGAACACATATAGGATATTCTTAAATACCTTCATCGCACTAATACGAGAATCAACCAAATATTCATCAAGGAACGAATCACTATATCCATTCCAAGTAAATATTTTCGCAAAACCATGAGCAGTTGAAGAAAAATTATAGTACGGTTCAGCTGCGATATAGATGAGATTATTATATACCTCCATCTCGGTGATCACCCAATCGACACCAAGATCCAGCACATTGCGCTGAATCGTTCCGTTATCATTTTGATGAAGATATTGGCCATCTGCAATGTAGTGAATATCACCGAAAACAACCTGCGGATGCGGGGAAGACGAATCAAGAGGTGCTTGTAAATTTGTTGTCTGCCACCACGATACGTACCGGCTTGCGGCGGTTAATGCCACGACGTTCTCAGTAATGTCCTGCTCTGTTGTTGTGTAGAATTTCCCATGATAGAAAACTGTCGATGTTTTTCCCTTTACATAATTGTTCGCAGTATCATCACCACCTTCTTTTGTAAGGGCACCAGTAGCCTCATTCATTGTATAGAATGAACCGTCATCACCATTCGCCCCTACGACTATAACTTCTTGACTTAATGCACCTTTCCCAAATCCAAATGAAATTCCAATACGAGTTGGAAGTCCTGAATCAATAGACGTTCCAAGTCCAAACGAAGGTACCTGAGTAAGATACCCAGGTGCTTTAAAAGCGTTGTATCCATACGAAGAAAACAGCATTCCTCCGTCCGGGTACCCGTCATAACTATCGCCTCCTTTTAGGAAGTCGCTTCGATCGATTCGGAAATGTGGAAAGTTGTATTGCATGTTATTGAGTTTTATTTAACCTTTCGTCCATCTTCGCTATACGAGCAAATGCAGCGAAACCTTCGCTCTGAAACTTAATAGCCATCTCATCACGACCTTGAAGAATCTTAAGGAGAGTTGCGTTCTCTCCACTAAGATGGGAGATCTCGCGCATATTCTCTATGTGACTTTTGCTCAATTCATCAACCTGCTTTTTTAGAGCATCAACAGTCGTTTGCAAGATCTTAACCAGATCCGTTGCAGCAGCATCTTTCTCAACCTCAAACTTGCTGAAACCTTTTTGATACGCAGTTACTATGCCCCAGCCTATACCGACGACTCCGACCATTCCGCTCGCTATTGTTATTGACCAATCTGGTAGATTTTCCATATTCTATACGTTAGTGTTCAGACTCTTCACATTCGCAATCAGATTCGTGTTGATGCTCTTGATATTCGCCTTCAGGTTGGTGTTGTAAGATTTTAGGTTGGCAGGACCTGCTGCCGTTATCGTCGGTGTCCATGTTCCGCTAGCAGTAAACTTCCAGATGTCGTTTCCTCCTGATTGAGTGAATGAATTAGCCCCTGATGCTGATGCTACGAATACTCCTGTAGTTGCAGAGAAGATGACAACACCTGAGCCGCCATTGCCGCCACCTCTGTTACATCCTGAGCCTCCTCCTCCTCCTCTATTAGCAGGTGCGGAACTACCAGCTGTTGAACTACCGCTACCGCCTGCTCCACCACTTGTTCCACCAGCAGCACAACCACCATACTGACCAGCACCACCACCACCTGCAGCGTACGATTCTGAAGCTCCACTTATTGAGGAAGATAACCCTGCACCTCCATAACCTGTAGCCACATAATTTCCACCACTACTACCAGACGCACCAGCTCCACCCCCACCTCCACCTGTACCATAAGTGTTAGGAGGTCCACCCCCACCAATATTTCCTTGTCCTGAAGTACCGTATCCAGGGCCGCCATATCCAGGGCTACCGCCAGCTCTACCCCCACCTCCTGAGCCACCATTTTGAGCATCTGCATTACCGCCACTCCACGAATTAGTGAACCCACCGCTGCCGCCGCCGATAGCAGTAAAACCTAAAGCTGATGAGTTTCCACCATTCGTTCCTGCTGACCCCCAATGAGGTGGATTTTCTGCCCCTGAACCGCCCCCAGTACCTCCGTTTCCAACTGTTATTGTGTTTGAAGAAGTACCTACAACAGTACTTCCTGTCAAATATCCACCTGCCCCGCCTCCTCCACCGTTACCATCAGCACCTCCTGGTCCACCTCCTCCTCCTGCTAATATAAGATAAGATACTGTTGCCATACCTATTTCTCTATCTCCTCCCTGACCTCCGCAATCGCTTCGACCAGTAGCTCTTCAAATGCTTTCAGTCCTTTCTTCTCGTCAATACGAAGAGAGAAGGAAAGTGTTATTCCGTCTTTTTCGTAGTTGAATGCTTTGGTGACCTTGTGGTCGTGAGTTACTTTCTTTGAGAAGGGATTTTTCATATTAAGCAACGATAGTACTATTATCAGACGAAGGATTGAAGAATATCACTGTCGCTGAGACAGCAAAACCAATCACTCGTATCACCCCATCTGCTCCAGTTGGAATTGTTGCTTGAATAGCACCTGCTGTTTCTCCAACATAGAGCGTTGCACCTATTGTCCACGTCCAAGAGTCATCTCGGACGAATGAGCCAGGAAGAGCTACCAACATCGCCTGTGTATCATTCTTTGCTTCAAGAGCGATACCAATTAAACCACCTGAGGTTGCGATTGCATCAGCGTCAGCAATCAACCACTTACTAGAACTGCCCATATAGACGACATTCATCAGAGCGACTGTTGCACCTGACTGAAATGCGTTTGTAGCAAATCCTACTGCTGTATGGTCAGACGCTGGAGAATCTAGATCGAAATAAGACGATATAACTACAGGACTGGAGATTGCTTGAGGACCCGTATATCCAGTAGCACCGATAGGTCCCGTATAGCCGGTAGCACCAATAGGACCGGTAAAACCAGTTGCTCCAGTTGGTCCAATAGGTCCCGTGTATCCAGTGAAGTTCCCAGGACCGGTGTATCCGGTAGCTCCGGTTGCCCCAATAACACCTTGAGGTCCCGTGTATCCGGTAGGTCCAGTTGCTCCAGTTGGTCCAATAGGTCCGGTATAGCCAGTGAAGTTTCCAGGACCAGTGTAGCCCGTCGGTCCAATAGGTCCCGTGTATCCGGTAAAGTTTCCAGGACCCGTGTAGCCCGTGTACCCAGTATAGCCAGTAGGACCAGTTGCACCATTAGCAGCAGCAGATCCTTGAGGTCCCGTGTAGCCAGTTGCTCCGGTCGGGCCAATAGGTCCTGTGTATCCAGTGAAGTTCCCAGGACCGGTGTAGCCGGTGTACCCAGTGAAGTTCCCAGGACCGGTATAACCAGTTGCTCCGGTCGGTCCAATAGGTCCCGTGTAGCCAGTAAAGTTTCCAGGTCCCGTGTATCCGGTTGCTCCGGTATAGCCAGTGTACCCAGTAAAGTTCCCAGGACCCGTATAGCCAGTTGCTCCGGTCGGGCCTATAGGTCCCGTGTAGCCAGTGAAGTTCCCAGGACCGGTGTATCCGGTTGCTCCAGTTGCTCCGATAACACCTTGGGGTCCTGTATAGCCGGTCGCCCCAATAACACCTTGAGGACCAGTATATCCGGTAGGGCCGATAGGTCCCGTGTATCCAGTAAAGTTTCCAGGACCAGTGTAACCGGTAGGGCCAGTCGGGCCAGTATAGCCAGTGAAGTTCCCAGGTCCCGTGTAGCCGGTAGGACCGATAGGTCCCGTGTCTCCTGTTATGCCGATAGGACCGGTAAAACCAGTTGCTCCAGTAGGACCGATAGGTCCAGTGTATCCAGTAAAGTTACCAGGTCCTGTGTAGCCAGTTGCTCCAGTAGGACCTATTGGCCCTGTGTACCCAGTAAAGTTTCCAGGTCCGGTATATCCGGTTGCTCCAGTCGGTCCAATAGGTCCCGTGTAGCCAGTGAAGTTTCCAGGACCGGTATAACCAGTAGCTCCGGTCGGGCCGATAGGACCCGTATATCCGGTTGCACCAATAGGACCGGTAAAACCAGTTGCTCCAGTAGGACCGATAGGACCCGTGTAGCCAGTAAAGTTTCCAGGACCCGTGTAGCCGGTTGCTCCGGTTGGGCCTATAGGTCCCGTGTACCCGGTAGGACCAATAGGTCCTGTATAACCAGTAGGGCCAATAGGACCTGTATATCCGGTTGTTCCGGTCGGTCCAATAGGACCTGTGTAACCAGTAAAGTTTCCAGGTCCTGTGTATCCAGTTGCTCCAGTAGGACCGGTGTAACCAGTAGGACCAAGAGGTCCTGTATAACCGGTTGCTCCAGTGGATCCGGTATAGCCGGTTGCTCCAGTAAAGCCGGTATAACCGGTAGGGCCAGCTGCTATGATATTCCAATACGTCGCCTGATTCGTCCCTGATCCCGGCTTATCATTTGCGGTTGCTGAAGTGTGCTCAAGTATACAAACGTACGATGATCCGGTTGCGGCATTATACACACCATCTCCAGGCACATAGAGTGTTGCGTTTGCCCAGTTACCTTGCCAATACTTTATACCGGCGAGGGCAAGGGAACCGTCTGTTGCTGATGTCCAATTTGATCTTCCCATAGTATAAGTGATTAGCGATAACTCCGTCGGCGTGCCGCGATTTGGTCGCGATGAACGCCAGCCCGGACCGAATAAAGTTTTTCAACCAGACCTCTAATTCCCTTGTCAGGACTACCGTCTTCCGAAACAAGAGAGGGATCTCCATACAAACGCTTCTTCAATTCTCGATACTTCGTATACATCTCTTCAGCGAGGCAGAAGTCCATTGCCGCTCCAACTGAGATGCCACGCTGTACCGGTTCCATAAGATCAGGAATATCATGAGCATTCACAAGATCCTGGAAATCTATTTGTGCCCACAACTTAATTCCATTCACTACATCTGGTTGCCCTACGGCAATCGACGGGCGAATATCCACAATATCTCCAAAGAGTTCCGCAGTAGGACTGCTCACATCATCTCTCGATCGAGAAGCGTTCCCTTCAACAGAACCTTGGTTTGCTTGCACGTTGATGAAGTCAACCGGCACAAATGACCCTGCCGCTGTATACATCACCTCACACTTATAGATCCTGAAGAAGTTTCTCGGTACCTGGTACTGAGTCACTCCTGCCTGGAAATCTCGCGTGAGAATATCTCCACGAAGTTCCCACTCTCCTTCAGAACCAATTATCCACGCACCAATCTCTTTGTACCAATGGTTCAGATTCCGATCTACCTCGGCATCGGAATAGTCATTTATAGTGAGCTGTGGACTCACATGATACCGGGCATCTGTTCGAAGGTCTGAGAGATACATAGGTTGTGTATAAGGTGGATAATTTTTTTCTGAATCTCAGATCTCTCTCGACAAGTATGTTCTCATCGAGAGAGTCTGAGATCCAGAACTTTAGATACCGAGCGCGCGACGCTTCTCTGCGTCAGCCGCCGCAAGATTGCGGGGGTTGCTGTCCAAGGTTTCGCTGGTGATGCGATATGCATCGGCGATGAGTTGGGCAACAGACTGAGGAAGATCAATCATCGTATTCTTACGCACATCGAAACGGTAGCCATTGATGCTTACGGTTCGATATGCTCCGGCCTTTTCGCCCGGATCAAGAGGAATCATCATCTTAACTTTCGGCTCTCTCGACAAAATCTCTTTTGTCTGGAGAGCTATCCCCGATACGGTGAGGAGATCTACGTCCTTAAGGCCTAGAATCTCTGTCTTCGGATCGAAGTTCGCAGTCGGTGCAACAGGAATTGTTGCGGTGAGAGCGGGAGCCTTAACTTCAGAAGCAGGTGCTTCGTGGTTAAGGTTCTCAGTTTCAGGTGATGCCATTTCTCTAGTAAGAGCTTCGCGCTGGTGCATTTCTGGTGAGTCAATTTCAAGATCGTCCATAGTCATTTATTTAGTGATTAATTTTTCATCCGGTTGAAGTTTAGTCTCCGTCGGATTTCTTCAGTAGGAACCTATGCCGTATTAACGGCCAGAGTAACCGAACGCGTCGTTGTACACGACCGCAGAGAGCGCAACATCGAGGGCAGTTGTGCCCGGGATGAATGCTGCGGCAGTACCGTTGATGATACAGACGTATCCAACGATAGCCTTCTTCTCATCACCCGCATTACCTGCGTTGATGTATTTCGTGCGGCCGATGTCCGTGATCTCGCTGAAGTCATCGCCGTGCACCCACGATAGGGTGACTGCGCTCGTGCTCGAATCCACCGCTGCAAGCAGAGTGTAATAACGAGCCATAAGCGTCGCGATATTCGAGGTAGCAACACCGTTGCGACCCTTCGACAACGCGAGCGATGGGCAGTCTGCTGTCGCGGTTGGTACACCAACAATGCCATTGGCTTTCACCATGAGAGTGTTACCGTACTTCACGACAGCCGAGCCTCCAGCTTTGATCGCGAGTCCCGGAGCTGCGAGCGTACAATTCTTTATATAGAATTCATCCATATGTATGTGAGTATATTAAGGAACTTAATAATTACACGCGAGCGTGTTCGAGACGGGTCATGAATGCGTCGTTCAGGATGAGCGCAGCAAACGTAGCCTTCCAGCCGGAAGTCTCACGCTGGTTGAGAGGGTCAGCAGTACCAGCAGAGCCAAGAGGCTTGACGATGTTCTCGAGAGCGTGACCAGCGATACGTGAAGTACCGTAAGCAAACTTTGCGAGAATAACCGTAGCGTAGACATCGATACCAGCAGCACCGGCACCAGTGAACACCTTTGCATTCACTGTCTCAATGAAGCGAATAGAACCGTACTTGCCGATCTCACCATCCATACGTGAAGCAGGGTTGGCATAGAGTTCGACCTTCGTAAAGCCACCACCATTAGTGATCGCGCGAAGTGTCTTCGACGTGTACACGTGGCAGATGCCGACGAAACACGGTGGAAGCGGAACGGTAGAGATACCAGTCGTGGCATCAACGAACGATGTGATCGGACGTGCCTTGTTGACCTTGAGAGTCTCTTCGGCAGTATCGAGCATCGTGTAAGTGATCACTTCACCGGCTGCAACCTGACTCCGGAGAGTATGGCCAGAACCAGCATAGATGACCGACGTACCCGCCATGAGAACGTCACGAACGAGCTGGTCGAGAGTGTCGCCAGCCTGATCCGCGAGGATCTCGTTCGCTTCGAGACGCACTGGGTCCTCAGTTTCCATCGTGAGCTTGTCAGACAGCACAACGAAATCACCGTACTGCTGAACAGTCGCGGAGATCGTCGTCTCAGAGAGTTGAGAACCCACCGGGGTCACGCCTTCCTGAAGCGGTGTCGTTGCAGCCGAAAGGTTTGCATAGCGACGGAACTTGATAACGTCAGAATTCCCAACCGGAATATCCTTCACCATTCCGAACTTGTTGTACACGAGGTACGGCTGCGCGCGTAGGAGCAAATCCCTCGAGTAGAAGGAATTGACATTCGCGATCTGTGTCTTTGTAACCATAGTAAGTAAGATAGATTGCTAAAGTGCAGAATCGATCTTATTGCAAGCGTCTCTATCCGTTCGGGAAGAGCATTTTATTACGTGCTGCTTCCATCTCGGCAGGAGACGCGCTGCTCCAATCTCGATCTGCGGTGTTACCTCCCGGATGACGTGCCGGTGTCACGGAAGCATCTTCGACATCCTCTGCTACAGCTACATCTTTGACGTACTTCTGTATAACAGGATTCTTCAATGCTTCGTCCAGAGTGACCCCATATGCGGTAGCATGGTCTGCGATCACTTTCACAACCTCTTTCGAAAATTCTGGATGATCCTGTCGAAATTCCACTCGATCGGCTGAAGGGATCTCCTTCTTCTCTGCCGTATCGGCTGGTTTTGGAGGAGTCACTACCGGTGGAACTACCTTCGTTGCCTCAGCAAGTTTGTCCCGATAATGTCTCTTTTGCGCGATGGTTGTCTTTGCGCTCTTCAATTTCTCCGCGAGTTCGGCCGACTTCACTGGGTCTACCAGGTCTTCGTCCTTGAAATTCGCGATGAAATCCTCCGCTTCCGTCAATGCTGTCAATTGTTCCGTAGTCATTTCGGCCTCGGTTTGTACTGTCACTTCGGCTGGGTTTTGTCCGTCTTCATTCATATGCAAGTCATTGGCTTATTGGAGTTTAGTTCCAGGATAGATGATGATAATGTGCCCCTATCTCCACGGGCTGATCTTTGATCCTTCACCTTTTTCACGGTGTGTCTCACTGGGGAAAATGAGATCTTTTATCGCTAACAACATCTCAACGGCTTCCTGCCGTGCGAGCGATTGAAGCCCCATGTTACTTTTCTTATCGATAGAAAGTACATCACGAAGCTCAAGCTCTGCGGTCATGAAGAGTGCCGAAAGGGCCTCTACGCCCGTACCGCCCTGGCCGACGAGATTCTTCAAAGCATTTGTATGTTGTTCGCTCAGTTCTATTTTTTTCATGCTTGGCTGAGACTATCTATTAAGCGCCCATCGCTGGGGCCGCCGCCACCGCTCCGACATTTGCTACTGGAGAAGGGACGGCGGTCCCTCCTCCTGCCGGAGCGGCTGTTCTTGTTGCACTCGCCCCTCCCTGGTTTGCCGGATTCAGAGAAAGATTCGGCTCGGTCTGCGCAATCGAATTGATTTGCAGAGGAGAGAATCCTGTCTCTTCAAGAATCAGGTTCAGGATCTTCATCAAACGTGCGTCCTGAAGTCCTGCCGGATTCGCAGCGAGGACCTGGAACACGTCTGACAAAGTGGTAAGGTTTTCCTTCTTCGTATCATTCTCACCCGTTATCACCATCTTGATTGAGTAGGTGAGATTCGCGTAATACTTCGATTCGACGAGGATCTGCTTAGGAGCCTTAGCGATTTGATCTTGCACGAGCGCACCGACTATTTTCAACTGTGCCGGGTCGGGCATACGGCCCTCAGACAACACAAAACGCTTCATCACTTCGTACTGGTACAACTTTCTCTTTGCGTTGTAGTAGATCTCCATGTCATCGGTATCATCGAGAATATCGAGAACGTGCTCATCAGTGAGTCCTTTCGAGAAATCTACGAGGAGCCACTCGTTGAATACTTGCTCGAGGAAGAGTCCCATATTCTGTTGAACGAAACCAAAGAACTTTGTTGCGCTCGCGAGCTGTTGAGCTCCGAGTCTAAACGGAGTATTCGCCGGGAGATTTGCACCAGTGACAATCTCAAGAGATGAACACATACGATCTGCCTTCCCTTCAATTGCCATCATTTCCGATCGATATTCACCGGCACCACGAAATTCGGTAGGGATAGTTGTGATCTCAGATTTCGAAACCGTCATATCACCATCGAGAAGGTCGGTGAGAATATTCTTCACATGAAGTTTGTCTCGAGTCTGGAAGAGATGAAGAAGGGTGATACGCAACGAACTGAAGTATCGGTTCGTAATTTCATTCGCTTTCTCAGTGAGAGCGAAAAGCAACTCGACGTTCCCGACACCCATCCATCGTCCTTTGCGTCGGCGATAGTGAACTTCTTTGTATGGGAACAATCCCTTATCGACCTGCTTACAGAAGAGAACGTGCTCTGTTTGGCCACTCTCGATACCCGCGACAACTGCCATGACGTACACAAAATCGTTTGCGGTATTCGAACCTGATGCCTCAGATGCGTTTCCTGTTTTACCTGCCGGAGACACATCAGGAAGACCTGATCCTCGTCGTTGTTTGCCGCCAATAGCATAATGTTCAGCTAACCAACGAGGTACCATTCCCCACATTTCATAGATCTCGAAATACGGAGTTGTATCATCAACAGTATTTACAGAAGACAAGCTCGCTTGCCCATTGGTTGACATGAAACCAATATTGTTCACTGGGCGCACCGTGCGAAGCATCGACTCAACTTGCGTTTTATCCCAAGATTTATATCCCTTCACATCTTCAGAGGTTAGAATGTGTCGTTCGATCATGAGCCCATCCTTCAAATTCTTAACCGATGGATCATTGATGATATTTATAAGATCGACGTTCTCGGTTGTCGTCTTGCCATTCTCATCTTTACACTTCTTCCAAACCACCGTACCAAAGGTTGGAAGATCCTGCGCCATCTCATTCAACTTCATTCCAAAACCTGAAGTCTTCGCGTAGGCCATGAACTCACGACGGAGAAGCCAACTCTCGAGTTGCGCACCCGCGCCACCTTCAGATTTTATGTAACAATCCTTTGTATCGAGGTCGATATTTTTTGTCGCCTGATCATTGCGGTCAGTATGCAGGTCATAGAAATATTTTGGATCGCCGTTCTCATCGGTCGGTCCAGATTCAAACTGGTTGTGAATATAGAAATACTCTCGCTTGATGATGTCGTACTGGTTGTACGTGAGCCCGGGAACAACTTCAATTTGACGCGTGAGAAAATTGTATTTAAAATTACTGATGAGTCCTGAAAGGGTCGATGGTGCCGCTCCGTTTTTCGGATCGGCGGTCATCTCGTATTGGAAGGAATTATTTTTTGTTGCCATAGAAATTTATCGGTAAGTTTTACGACCCTGGTTGATAATGCGATCCCGTCGTTCTTCCGTTTTGGCAACGTCGGCTGGATCTGCCTTCCCCCTACTCATTGATACACGCATCTGCCATGCAATGCCAGCGGCTATCAACAGGTCAAAGTGACGAGTTGTATTTTCCGATGGCATGATCGCGAGTGCATCGTCTTTGTTGAAGCGCTTTGCCTCAGACAAAATTCCTTTGTCGAGACACTTCAACTCATCGTTCGCAAATGCCTCGGAAAGTTCGTACATATATTTCGGTTTCGTCGCTGTCGTCGTCAGATACCCGAGTTTACTCGTCGGAACACTCTCAAGAAGTCCCTCTCGGATCTGGGTATAGATGTTCGGATAGATGGCGTTAAGCGTCGCGCACGTAGTCATTCCCACGTTATTTGCCTCCGGAGCTGCAATACAGCCTCCGTACATCAGCGCCGCCTTCTTGATCTCATACGCAAAGAGAACTGGGTCGATAGTATTCGAACGATAGGTCAAAACCACCTCACCCCGAGTGAAGTCAATCACCACAATGGTGCTCGAGTCCCGTTTCACTCCCTGAGAAACGTCGGCACCAAGGCCGTAGAGGTGAGCTGTATTAAACGTCTTATAGATCAGATAGTCTCCGTCGATCTCTACAGGTTCGACACTGTACTTCTCGATCTGCGCGTCGATGACCTCCGTCTTGAAGAGTTTGTTTCCGGATACCATGAACGATTCTTCAGGAGATGACGGGTGCTCACGCAACATATTGTCTTTCTGAGTCTTCAACTCAACGTGGTACCAAACTCTCTGCTCCTTAGAGAGAGTTATGCTTCTCATGCGTTCAATCTTATCTAGATACTCCGTTACTTTAAGTGGAATCTCGACATCTCCTTCAAGTACGTTACTCGGATTCTCATACCACGGGAAGAAGAAGAATTTATAGTCCTTCGATGTGAGAGCTCGCTTAAATCGCGCCATTTCCATCGCTTCCTGGGTCATATCGAAGAACGGTCCGTCTTCACCTTCAGCCGTAGACTCAATGAATACCAAACCTTTCGCCGGAACGGCCGGCAGGGTCCCGGTAACGATTTCATTCGCCTTCTCAGGGAAGTGCGCGCAGATTTTCCCGAACTCAGTAACCAGCACAGCTTGGTACGTACCGGAACGGAGAGAAGTTCCGACACGAAGACTCGACTTATTCGTAAACTCATACTCAACGCTCGAGTCTCCGACAGCATACAGCTTAAAATAGTCCTTGATCGCCTGAGGGAAGTTCTCCCACGCCACCTTAACCTTTCTAAAGATGACGGTTGCGTCATTCTGCGTATGAGCGACGATACCGATCGACTTGTTTCGATTAAAGAGCGAGTAATCGAGCAAGAATATACAAATGAACGTAGTGAATCCAAGCTGACGCGCCTTCAAGATGATGTTTCGATAGTGCAGTCTTGACATTAACTGCATCTGAGCCACGCGCAATTTAAATTGCACCAACTCCCCGTCCTCATTCACCACCCAGTAGAGATTGTTCAACCTCCAAATTCTATCCGCGAGACGCGGATCAAGAGATTCAATATTTTCATAGTCCGTTGAAGTTACGGGGCACACGTACGTGGTGAAATCATCGAACGATACCGTCTCCTTCGTCGCAGGGAAACTCGGAATCTGGCTCGCTTCGGTCAGTTTTTCGGCAAGGTTTGGTGTCGTTCCATCAATCCGGTCGTCGGCAACTCGGAGATAGTCTTCTGCTCCACTGGTCCCGTTATCGATTCTGATTCCTGCATTCTCAGGAAATGTTTTAATACCAATTTGATCTTGGAGAAAGTTTGCATGATTTGTGCGAATTAGATTCATAATTAATTTTCGAGTAGCTCCTGATTCTCAGGATCATCAAGAAGACCTCCTGGCCTCACCTTCCCGGCAGCGATCTGATTCAATACCTCATTCAAATCAATCGTACGAGTCGTCGTCTCCTGCTTATCCTTCATCTTCGTGCGGTTCACCGCGACGAACTTCATCGTAATCGCACCATAATTCCCGAGTAACCCATGATGCACGAGGAACTCTTCGTATATATCAGCACAGATCTCGTACGCCTCAGCGAACTCAGGGTGCTTTCGCCATGACATGAGTTTACTTTTGCTCACTCCGATGCGGCGCGCAAACTCCGAGAACTCCGGTGGAGCATTCGGTACACGCTTATTCTTCGTCTCGATGAATCCGCTCTTATACACATACTCCTCCGAGATCGTTCGATATTTTTCTCGGTCAAAAAACTGAAGCATCTCCTGGCAATAGCCCGGGTGATATTCTCCTTTCTTCACCACTTCAGGTACGAATGCTTTTTTGGGAATCGCCACCATATCAGGTTCTGGATGCAGTATGTCAAAGGTTCTAGTTGCAAGATTATCGATGGGGGGTGCTAGTGGGACTTCTGCTTGTTTTATTTGAACATGTTCCACAGTACTGTCAACTAGGTCAAATGGTATTGGAGTAACACGTTCCATAGGACTGTCAACTAGGTCAAATGGTATTTTGGTTACAGATTCGGCTGGGGCCCCCGTATATATTGGCGCACGATCTTCCATTTGGGCCATGCCCCCGGGGTGTGGGGGGTTCGAGATTTGGTCTATGGCTTGACGTTCAGGCATACGCATAGCATAGCGCACAATGTGCATGCATAGCATGAGCATGTATCTATATGCAAGGGCGAAAGGCCCCTATATGCCCCATTCATGGCGTCAAGCGCTCATTCATGGCCTCTATTTGCCCGTCTAAGGCCCCTCAAATTGCCGAGCTTTACGATGTATCATGTTGTATTTCATTCAAAGGTACTTAAAACGATATAGCCGGAAAGGGTATGTTGTATTCTATAGGGTGCCATTCCTTTATTTTGTTTCTATGTTGTAATACACTTTTTATGTTTCACGTGCAACATGGCCCACAATCGATCAAATACCGCCACGAATCAAAAACAACGGAAACGGCTAAATGGTCTAAAATGTTGTAATTCAAAGCGTTTGATATCAAACCTATTGAAAGACAATGATATATAAAGATATTATAAGCATTTGTAATTCAATCCTTTTCACTCATAAAGGCTTTCAAAGACAATGATATATACGCTATAGGTACTAGGCCACACAGAAGACATGAATTTTCTACTAACCTAAATCGTGAGAACAACAGACCTGTCATCATATTCGACTCCCCCTGGCATGGACCCATAATAGGAACACCCTCTTCTTTCGGAAATATTGTATGTTATTCTTAAATCCAAGATTTTATACGAGAATGGAAGAATACAATTTGACATTTAGTTCATCCAAAAAGAAACTTCCAAAATGGTATATCAAAGACGATACAAATGAGGTCATATATGATTACGCTGACGAGATAAAACGAAAGCTACAGCTGTAGTCCAGTAGACAAATAATGATATATATTCATAGATGTATGGATATATGTGGGCCAAATCACTATACAGGATAGCCGGTCAAAACATCGTAAGCTAAGTTTGTTAGCAGAAGAGGGTAAGTAG